TAAGGCTGCTTCTTTTGCTCGCCTTTCATCGTGATAGCCTTTACTAAAATGCTGTATACGCTTTCTAACTTTCTCAGAATAATCCTCAAGCTCCTCGTCAGTGACCTCTTCGGGTGGCTCAGAAGGCTTACGATTCCTGTCAGCTTTCGGTGTGTCATCAACAACTTCGACTTCAAGCTCATCTTTAGGCGTAGCTTTCTTGATTCCTTTATCATCTGCTCCGTTAGCTTTTGGTTCATCTTTCTCCTCATTTTTGCCTGATAGATCAACCTCTATAGCACTAGAGTCTTCTATCTCTATGTTTTGGTTCGCTGTATCATCAGGATCAGGAAACTTATATTCTACTTTTTCAAATGCCATTTTCTACCTCTTATGCTCTCGTGATACCACGAGGATCTGCTACTACAGCCTCTATAGAGTCATCATTTAATAAACGATACTCTTTTCCAGCCACCTTAAATCGTGTTCCGCTGTTCGCTCGGAACATTACAAAATCACCTTCTTTGCACCATGCGCCATCAGGGAAACGCTCTTTGTCTCCATAAGCATCTTTGCCCATATCTACAACGAGTCCCATTATAGACATAATATAGTCGTGATGTATCTCTTTATCTGTTTTCAAGACGCTAGTATTTCCATACGTCTTTTCTATCTCAGGTAAAGCTATAAGCACTCTATACCCTACAGGTCGTGGTAATTGTTGTTCTAGTTCGTCATCCGTCAGTTGTACTGCTTCAGTCATCGTCACCTTCCAGTTGTTGTTTCGCAAGGTCTTGAATATGTGTTATGCTGGACTTTAGACCTCGGATCAGTCCAACAACTTCCTTGTAACCTGCATAGTCTTTTGCTGACCCTGCTTCAAGGAAATCCTGTGCAGAGGCTATATCTGCCTCGATTTTACTCACTAGAACGTCGAATACTGTTTTAGCCACTAATTACCTCGTTGTAATCTAGCTGTTTCAAGAATGACATCTGATTCATCTTTTCTTGCTTTTCTCTCTTGTTCAGCCTGTTGTAGAGCTATATCAGCTTTATCCTTCTCAGCCTTACGTTGCACCTCTTGCGCCTTTATCTGAAGTTCAGCTTGCTGCATCTGTACTACTGGGTCTTGTGCTTTCTGCTGTGCTGCCTGTTGCGCTGCTTGCTGCACATTCTGTTGTGTGAGCTGTTTAGCGGCATCAGCAACGACTCTGGACAAGTTAACTTCTATTTCTTCAGGTAGTTGCTCATTTGGAAGTGGTAGTTCTACCCCAAGCTTCGCCTCTATATCTTTTCTATACTTATACCCAAGATGTTCAGCTATATGCGCTTGTAGTCCTGCCATGATCTGTTTAGCCTGCGGGTTCTGTCCTATCATCTGCGCTATGACAGGATCTTGCATAAACGCCATGTGTGTAGCAATATGTGCATCGTGGTCTTGGTATATAAACGCTTTCATAGGCTTACCCTGTAATACCGCCATGTTCTCACTCACAGGATCAACAGGCTTGAGATCGTCTTTAGTTGGTACAAGTTTCTCTGCATTCTTCACTCCAAGAACTTCTATCATCTGCCTATGTAACTGAGGCAGGTCATATATCTGTGGTGCAGTCTGTGACATTTGGAGGACAGCTTGATACTGCACCACACGTTGCGCCATCGTAGAGCTGTTTGGGTCTGATACAGGGATGACATCAATCATCATATAGTCTGATTGTTTAGCTGATACGTCACCTCTAGTCGGCACATACGTATACTCGGCAGTCGCATATTCTGCCATGAGCATCTTCAACATCTTAAACTCTTGCTTCATGGCATAATGCACACGTGCTTGTACAGCTGCCATAGGCTTGAGTGTTCTCTCTAACAGGGCAAGGGTTGTACCCACAGGAGCATTAGCAGACATGTCCGATATGTTCATATCGCTTACAGCCCCTAATCTACGCCCTTCAGCGGTTATATCTTTTAATAACGCTAATAATACTTGACTTGGTTCTTTGTATGGCAGTGGCATGATGTTGTCACGTATACTGCCCGATGGTACGTCCACATCTCTAAAAGACCCAGGTTCTATCGGTGTATCGTCCCCCTTGATACGCAAACCTCTTGACTTCAACCCCCCTGGGAGGTT